TTGACAATTAACATCGCAATCGCAACCTATGACTCAATCGTCTTGGGGTGCGACAGCCTATCGAGCATCGTCGAACAGGCAATTCTGCCGTTCCGGAATGACGCAACCTTTGCCAGAGACGCGAATGGTCAGGAATTGATTGATGCTTCAGGAGAGAAGGTTGTGTCCACTGCGTACCTGCAGCCGCTCGTCACCAACGTTTTCTCTGGAGCACAAAAGATGTTCCTCCTCTACGAAGATGAGGACACCTCTGTAGCGGCCGTAACCGCTGGCATGGCGACGTTGAATGGCGTGACGATTGCGGGTTTCGCTAAGAAGTTCAGCCGCCTATGTGCATCTGAGAACCGTCGTTACCGAACGGTAGAGCGGGTCGCAAACGACTTTATGGAGGCTGTTCGTCAGGAGTGGGAAAAGCAGTTCAATTACCAGAACTACCCAGAGGAACAGAAGCCCTATATGCCAGACGTTCAATTTATTGTCGGTGGCTATGGAGCAGACGATGAGACGAGTAAAGTCTACAAGATATTCGTCAAAGATTTGGCGATCGATGAGCAATTTCTTTGGCAGACACGCTCAGGCGCGTGTTTCGGCGGGCAGTCTGACTTTGTAGAGAGGCTGCTTGTTGGGGTGGATGGCAGAATTGTCGAGTCTGTCAGTGGAGTGATAAATCGCGAGATCGAATCGCGCACCCGACAAGCGGCTCAATCGGTGGTTGATCAGCTGCTGGCCGCGGGTGTCAATATCCCTGAAGGCTTCACGTTCGAGGCACCTCAAAGAGAAATGAATCTCCCCTGGTGGGATTGCGTTGCAGATATTGACTTTGGAAATCTCCCAACCCAGTATGCAGTTGAGCTAGCTGAATTGCTGGTGAACTTGCAGTCAGGGATGCAGCGGTTCGCCAACGGTGTAGCTACCGTTGGAGGAAGAACCCACATTGGTGTGCTCAAGAGAGGCGAGAAATTCGCAATGCTCAATGAGCCAAAACTGGTTCACAACCATACGGGCTATTCACATGACCTCTAACTATCGTGACGTTTCTGGGCAGATCGGCAGATCCAGCCAAAGTGGCCGAAATAGTCGTTCACGCCAAATTTCCTGTTCGGATAGGAGCGGGGCAATCCCATCCTCTCAAGACATAAGGCGCGCCCCCTCTGCGCCAACCCAGATTCGTGACTGCATGGGCACCTATCGAAACGGTCTTATCGCAGTGGACTAGAAACCTCACTGGAACCCCGCCGAGGCGGGGCTTCCATTTGTATGCAAGCGCTTGCTCTCAATCAGCGCTCTGCCTCGTAGACCGCCACGCCCTTCCCAACCGGAATCCACTTCTCTTCCGGGTCACCAGGCCGACAGATGGCCACCTCTACCTCGGTGCTCTTCCCTTCTGCCGGATCAGCCGGACGAATGGCAGCATGCCGCAGCAAGCTATCCATGCCAGGCACGAACGTGCTCTCGGAGCAATGGAACGACCAAACCCCCGCCCGATTCGCATCGTTCACCTTCCGATCAAGCTTCAGCGTCCACCCTTTCTTGAGTCTCACCACCAGCACGGCCATGCTCCCATTCAAAATGGGTAGTCTACACGCCGCCCGCCTCCGGCAGCGGATACCTGGCCTTGATCTCCTCGACCTTGGCGATCCAGGCAGAGTAGTCCGGTTCCACGCCGGCCTTGATAGCGTCGAACTCGGCCTCGGTCTTGAGCGGGTCACTCTCCAGGCGGTAGGCATTTGCCCGCGCCGCGGTTGCGGCATCGTACTCAGCCTGCCTGCGCTCTTGCGCCTGCTGTTCAGCGGCCTTTACCTTGCTCCAGTCGATCATCGCGGTAACTCCACAGGTCCATCGGTATCGATCAGCAACGGTTCAGGGAAGCGAGCAGCGGCACTGGACTCAGCGGCCAGCGGGAACCGCAGGATCAGCTCCAGCCGGCCGGCACGTCGCAGTGCAGGACCAGCGAACCACTCCGACCCGATAGCCTCGGCCGGCAGTTCACCACCGTCCGGGAGCGGTGTGAAGTCGAACACCTGGCCGTTCACGGTGAGTACATCGCCAGCCCTGCTCAGTGACAGGCGCTCGTCGCTTCCCGGCAGCGGAGCAAACGGTGACAACTTGATGATCATCAGAACCATCTCCCTACCAAAGTGAAAATCAAACGATTAGTGGCCAGTGCGTCCTGAAGGGTGAAGAACAATTTCGAGCCGTTTGCATAGGCAACTTTCACCCCGTTTGCCACAGAAGGGTCGCTCACATGCGGCGCCCAACTCACGCTGACACCTGTGGTGTAATTACCCAGAAATGCAGCCGGCAGGGGCAGTGTTATAGGCGTACCTGGCTGCTGACTACCGTTGCCCAACAACGTGACTATGCATATTTGCGTTCCATCAGCGAACCGCACGAACTCACCGTTCGCATTACTACCCCGCTGGATCACCGCGCCAGTTGGCACCCCGCTCGACTGCGAAACGGCGCCGAGGATGCTGTCTCGCGAGTACAAAGCCCCAGTTGATCCAAGGGCGCTACGAACTGCAGCGCTCCCCAGACCAAGAGAAGTGCGAGCGCCAGCAGCAGTCGGCGCACCTGTCCCGCCAAGCGCAACCGGCACCGTTTCGCCGTCGGCGAACTCGCGGAGACTGCCGTAGCCGTTTCCGTCGTTCTGCAACTTCGTCGGTCGTACATCAGCCATTGAAAAGCACCTGCAGGTTGAGAGTTGCGCCGCCGGCGGTGTACGCCGGCAGTTGGCCGTCTGGGTTCATGGCGAGCCGCAACATGGAGCCGTCGGCGAGATACCCAGGGACAGCCGCTGGGATGCGGACGTTCATCGGGTATGCCACCACGACGCCCGCGCCGTTGGTGACGAACTGGTCGTAGCCGGTGCTGCGCCGGACGAAGTAGATCGCGTTCGGCTCCAGCGCGGCAGGCAGTTGCGCGACGACCTTGTGGGTCTGGAGCACAGCCATTACCAGGCCGTCCCATTCCACTCGGCCGGGATCGGCTGGCCGTTGAAGCGCACCAGGCCAGACTCCTCACCGAACTTGTCCAGCGTCGACTTGTTCGCGTGCGTGTGCGCCTGGGAAACGGCAGTGTCGATCTGCGCCGGCGTCGAAGTCGGCCGGCCGTTGATCGCGTCCCAGTTGAGCTCGACGTCCATCGACTCATACTCGGCCACCTTCAGCCAGGCGCTGGTCGCAGGGTTCCATGCGTACAGCGCAGCGCCCGATTCGACTGTCGGGTCCGCGCTCGCATCTTGAACCAGGACGAATATTGCGCCCTCAGGCTCCAGGGCATCGCGTGCAGCGATATCGGCTACGAACAGGATCGGCGCGCCGGTGCCGGGCAGGCTGGCCAACGCCTCGTTGATCAGCGCATTGATCATCGCGCTGTTGCCGATCGAGCGCGCGACTCCCGCGCTGTTCGTCAGGTAGGACTCCGAGTAGCTGCCGTTCTCGACGAAGTAGAACGAATCGGGTTCCAGCGTACCCGGCAGGGTCGCCACTTTGAAAAATCGAATCTGGGCCATGTCATCACCAATCTGTCGCGCCCCATTGGGCACCGTCTACGCCATCCCTCCCGGGAGGCCCTTGGTCACCCGCAACAACCACAAGCACATCGGCCGGCGGCGTCACGGTGACTGCGTATTCCTGCATCTCGCTGAGCACAAGCGGCTCGCAATCAACCTCGATCGCCAGCGCCCAGGGCTCGGCGGCGTCATCCATCGCACCCTCCCCCACGGCTCACAGTGATCGGTCCGCTGTAGTAGCGGTGGACCGTGCCATCTGGGTATGTCACGTCCACGTCGTAGACCGCCGACGCCCATGCCAACGCCGCGGTATCGGAGGCCGATATCTCCCGCGAGATCGTTCCGGCGCCAGCGATCTCAAGGCCGGAGCCGAGCGCCAGCGTCATCAGCACAGTCCCGCCTGGCGCGTCGCGGATCTGCATCCGTACCTCGGTGCCAGCCAGGTCAACGGGTGGCTGGTAGATCAATTGCCCGCCCACAGGCGCCAGCCCAACGGCTGAAAGCAGGTTGATCTCGACGGTGTTGTCGTCGATGGACGCGACCCGGTGAGGCAGTTGCCGAAGCCGGGCGCGGTTCAGTTCGGGCATGCCCTGGACGCCATCTATCCAGGCCAGCCACGTGACGGGCAATCCGTGCCCAGGGATGGTCAGCCGGACGGGAGCAGTCGGCGCGATCTGAGTGATCGGCCGGTAGACCAGGCTCGGTTGCATGATCCGCATCGTGTCGCGGAACGTCGCCCCTTTTTCAATGCGCAGGGGTACACAGGCCGGCGTCATGCGGCTTCTCCTTGATGTAGTGAGAGGGGCTAAACCCAACTGGTCAGGTACTGGATGCACTCCGGGCCGCGAGAGAGCTCTCCGGTGATCGGGTTGCAACTGGCTCGTACCCAACGGTCTGCCGGCTCCCAGAAAAAGCCGCGCCGGTACTCATGCGCAGGCTTGCTCTTTGTCAGGGTGTCGGTAACCGTTCCAGAGGTCACGCCGCCAAGGTGCACGGCCGGCCCCTGGCGAACGCTGACAGTTGTTGTGGTCTGCCCCTCGGGATAGTCGAACGGATCGCGGATGTGGCAGATGGCTGCGCTGTTGTTGCTCAACGCGGCGAGCCACACTTGGTGCTGGTCTTGGTTGGCCAGCATGTTCTCGTCATTCACCAGCCACTGATAGGTCGCAACGGTGTTGACGATATGCATGCCCGGGGGGAATGTCGTCGTCGGCGGGGTGACCACCGGCCCACCCGTATGGTCTGGGTCGGTATAGGTCGTGACGTCATCCGGCTCCCCCGTACACTTCACCGTCCGCGTGATCTGCAGTCCTGTCCCTGGGATGTAGATCGCCTCGAACTGCTCTGTCAGTACAGTGCTGTCGACAACTGATCCGGAGTCGCTCAACAGCGCAACCTCGCTGCTTCGCTCCGTCGCTGTTCTTGTCGTCACGCCGGGCTCGTTGCGGTACTCCTTAAGCGCATAGTGGCGTCGGTTGTAGCGCGCGGTCTGGATGTTTCCCTGGGCGTCATACCAGGCGGTCAGCAACCCGGAGGTCTGGTTCCATTCCTCTCGATAGAGCGTGGTTTCGATGGGATCGCCCGGCTGACTGCTCTCGTCGGTCACCTGATGAACCGGATTACCGAGCGCGGCCTGGCGATTCTCGATCACGTCTATTGTGACCGTCTGACTGTGATCCGCCTCTGGATCTCGGATATCCGGGGCAATGGTCACCTCGACGAGACCATACAACCCCTGAGGGGCTCCAGACGGGGA